AATTGTAGGATCTGCTGTATAAATCCATCTATATCCATCTGTAAGCTCATCCTTGCTCTCGGAAAAAAGGTCCTTTCTGTAGAAAGGCATCATGGAATCTCCCGATTGCAATTCATCAATCCTTCGATATGAGCCGTCACGAAGCATTAACCTATGATTTCCGGTACCAATTATTTCCTTACCGCTATCAAACTTTACTAAATAAGCCTGATCCACTCTTGTTTGGCGCGCCTGCTTGGCAAGAGCGGGAACAATTCTACCTAGATTGTGATCATATGAGTATACAATAAATTCTTCTTCTAGCCCGTATTTCTCTGCGAGATCTTTTATAGTCTCATAGCCTTGCGGGGTTGCTATCAAAGTATCTCCCGATAGACAATATTCCATCTCAGAAAAGTCAGCATACCTAGCCATCCTGTCGTATTGTCCATATGCGTTGATCGCATTACTGTAAATGTGACTTTGACTTTTCTTGAAGAAATCAAGGGCTGATGATCTTGACCTCGATAACCTATTAGCCCGAATCTTTCTCTTTACGACGGGGCCGCTTCGGAATAGACTAGTTAGTCTTCTAAATAGTGAATTCTGATCCTGTGGCATTCTCTACTCGCTCTCAGATTAATGCATCGAGCACTTCGCTCGATTCTAATTATATCCTGCCGCGAGTTAGTGTAATCTTTGAATTAGGAAAACAGCCAACTAAAGTGTTTTCTAACTTCCTTGTCATCAGCAAATCTGTACTTACTTAGATCTTTTTCCTGATCTGTTCCATACCTGGGACGATTTGCTAGGACCTCATTTCCATTATTTTTAACATTCTCGTAGGAGTTATTGGCACGAGACATCCCTAGAAGCATCATCTGCTGATCCTTTAGAGCCTTCTCGGGATCGTGCCCTCCTTGCTCGAAGAGGGTTAATCCAATTGCAAGACTCATGACCAGGTCGTCGTGCTTTCCTTTCCTGGCCTCGGCTTTTCCTCCCGACCAGACGAATGACTTAAGCTCGTTAACGAACCTACTTGAGTAAATCTCAATCTTCTTATTCCTAATGGTGGACTCTAGCTTAACAAGCGCCTCCATTCGGGTCTTGACATTCGTCTGGAATCCAAATTTCTGGTCATCGATGTCAGAGATGTAATTAAAACCGTATATGTTTTTGTGCTTTGGATGATAAAGTCTTCTGTAGTCGAGATCCCTAATCTTAACGATGGTAGAATAACCAAAAGAATTATTCTCAGGACAGATTAAAGCCTGATTGTATTTTATTCCCATCTCGACCAAAAATTCGCCGAGGCCATCGGGAGGAATTAGACCTAAAAATTCTGCAACCACCTTGTCGGTTGTTGCATTAATCACGTGAAATGCTGAAAAGTCCTCAGAGTCTCCTCGAGAAATATCGGCTGATATGATATACTCTTCTCCCGGATTTGGATACTCCCACGTCCACAATCCCATTCCGGGGCCACCCTTTGAGATAGGCTCCCTCACAAGCTCAGACAACCACGATATATCGTCCGGAGATAAAAATGTCTCTCCGGAAGATGCAAAATCACAAAGATACTCCTCAGCAAGCTGACGCTTGTTAAGGTTTCTGGCCATGTTGTCGATCCAGGACTGATCTCTATCAGGGTGCATGTCCCACGTTATCTTGATGGGATTAAACTGATTCCTGCCAGACTCAGCGCCCGTGTAAATATCGTAATACTGACCTGATGCACCATTCGGAGTGGAGATAACGATGACCTTTCCTCCCTCGGAAACGGTAGGGAGGATCGCCTTCCATAGTTCTGAGAATCCTGGAATAAATGCGGCCTCGTCTACGATCAGCAGGGATAGCGCTTCGCCACGGCCGCCAGAATCGGATGTTGGAGATGCATGTAACTGTGAACCATTACTGAATTCTAGTGTCTGAACGCTTTCCCGAACCATCTTTGGTAAGACAAGCCATGGTGGGAGATTTCTGATGATCGTCTTAACCTTCTTGACGATATTCTTAGCGACATCGAGCTTTGTTGCGATAATAAGAACGTTCTTGTGTTTATAGAACAACACCATCCAAGCGGCATAAGCAGCTGTGAGTGTTGATAAACCCATTTGTCTTGCCTTTAAGACGACATTAAATTGGTGATCTAAAAAATCCTGGACACATTCGTCCTGAAACTCGTACGTATTAAAAGGTACCAGTCCTTTCTTTGGGTGCTGAATCTTGACGTACTTATTGATGAAGTGGACAGGATCCTTGCCGCACCTGATAATTTCCTTTACCTGTCTGTCCTTATTAATCACTTGACCTCGAAGATGGTCTTTCGTCTAAAATATGCCCTTCTGAGGGGGGACAGGGTATTGTAGTAGGTTAGCTCAACGTTATTCTGACTGACCTTCTCACTTTCGTTCAACTCTCTTCCGGCGACCTCTTTAAATTCCCGCTTAAGATATTTCATATATGCTTTTATGGTCTTTGCGGCCTCTTCCTCAAGATTGTGCTTATTTCTATTCATAAAGGAAGGATCTGAAAAACTAACTAAAGTTGTATAGGTTACCTCTATGTGGCCCTCTCCGTAAAATTTAGATTTAACAGATATCGTGGGAGAAATATTGGCAGTCTTTCCCCAGGATGTATCCATTGCCTGACCTAAAGCGTTAATGTCTTCGGATGTCATTTTCATTGCGAACTCCTGTCACCATTACCTATAAATATGTTCGACATCCCTGAATTTCTCTTGTCTATCTCATCGAGGACCTCCTGGTGAGTTGGTCTCCATCCTGAATTCCACTCTTCCATCTTTCCTCCAAATACCCAGCGCCTCTCGCACATGTAACAACACTGGTGGTTTTTATAAGCATCTATATCAGGTTGAGTCGACATTAGGAGACGACAAACAGGACACTCAACTGGTGTTATTTCAATGTCCTTGTCGGGAACAATTATCTTAACACCGTTAATCTCCCTATATTTTTTGTTATCCTCGTATTTTTCCCAATCATCCATAAACTATTTTCGAATCCTTTCCATGCTTGGATATTTCAAAAACATTGTCAGCAATATCCTTGATAGAATCAACGTGCGTTATAATCAGTATGTTTTTAAACCATCTCTTCAGGGATGTTAAAAGCTGACTGCACGACTCAATGTAATTGTCGTCTAGAGCACCAAAGCCTTCGTCAATTATTAACATATCTGTCTTAGGAAGGGAAGAAACGTTAAGAAGCGCGACCCTAATTGCCAGGGAGCTTATCATCTTCTCCATTCCGCTGCCCAATTCTATGATCCTTCTAGAGTCACCGTAATCGATAAAAACGTCCATAGAATTAGAATCGACATCAACGTCTAGAAATACGGTAAAATCAACAACACCTGCTAAAATTTTCGATATTTCCCCGTTGATTACAGGAAGCTGTGATCTTATTATCTGTAGAGGAACACCCTTCTTAGAGACAGCTGACATAATTGATTCATAAATTTTCCACTTGCCACGGAGGCTAGAATATTTTGATTTCTCATCTCTTAGATTTCCGATCAGGGAAACAACCGTTCCCTTCTTCTCTGCAAGCATCATTCTTTCTGAATCGAGAGATCTAATAGAGTCTGTTATATCCACGATTCTACTCTTGAGCGCATCAATCTTGTCATCTGAATCGCTGTCTACAACATTTCTTTCCAGGATAACGAGATCATCCTCTAGTGACTTACACCTATCTTCCGCTGATTCGATATCAAATTTTATCCTATCCCTCTCGATAAATTTTCTGGAAATATCTAGATCGATTCTTCCAAGGCGCTCCTTAAGATCGTCATATTTTTTAATTTTATCCTCTAGATTTTCCCCGTCCAGACCTTGCATAGAATCCACAAGAATCTTGAGACGTGATATGATCGTTGAAAGATTTTCCTCGAGTCCGGGTATTTCCTTCATGTTCTCGTGAGATTTTCTGATAAATTTACAACTCGGAAATTTGTCATTGCAAGGAACGTCTGATAGGATCTTTAGGGATTCTCTCTTTCTAGATATCGAGTCACCGATTGTAATTTTCTCTCGCTCTAAATCCCTTATTGCTTCCTGGAGAGTCTTTTTCTCCTCTAGCTTTTCTTTGATCTCTTCAACGGGATATTTCTTAATCTCCTCGACTATATTAAGCTTGTCAGTCTTAATGTCAGAAATAACCAAATTCAGGTTGTCAAACTTTTCTCTCTTAGACGAGATAGTTTTCTTAATTTCTTCAATTAAGGTTCTATGTCTCATAACGTCAGAAAAAGTAATATTCTCCTTGGGCGATATTCTGTCAAGCTCATTTGTCATTTTTTGCAAATTTGCCCGATGTAATTCTAGATCTCTTTCTGTCCTTCTGATCCGCCTATTAAGTTGTTCTTTTTCCCTTATATTAGAGTTTATAACACTGTCCCAATCTCTGTCGGGTGCATTTTTAAGTTGAACTTTAATATCCTGGGAATCGTTCTTGGCATACCCGTACATCTTTTCGAAGATATCTAGGTCTAGAAACTTTGACAATACTCGTTTCCGGTGAGTTGCTCCCTCCTTTATGAAGGCATCCATCTCGCCCTGGGCGGCGAAGGACGTTAGAAGAAAATCGTCGGAATTTCCTATTAGACTTCTTATGATCGATTCCGTCTTGGTTCTCTGCTCGCCCGTTAGATCAACTACAGGATTTCCAAAAGTGTCTAACTTGTCAAAATCAAGGGTAGTAGTTGCATATCTCTTTCCCGACCTATTATCGTATATCGACGTTTTTCTCTTGATCCTGTACTTGTCAGAATTTATCTTAAAATCGACGGTTGACTCACACAGATCTTTTCTAGCGTTGATAGCGTATATGTTCTTGATAGGGCCTCTATCGGTCGTATTAAATAGGGTATACATAAGTGCAGCAGGAATAGAGGACTTACCCGACGCATTTCTTCCAAAAATACCCGTGACCCCCGACAGCTTATTAAAATCTATCTTGTTTCCGCTTCCATAGCAAAACAGATTGTCAAATGTAAGATTCTCGATCGACCAAGTTACATTTCTAGTGGTCTTGTCATCCCTAGACGCAATTCGAAGATAATCTTTCATTATATCCTCTACTTGTAACCACTCCCTCTTTGTAAATTTTTCCTTTCCTAGATATTCCTCCAAGAGGGACATGTGAACATCGATGTCCCTTAGATCGCTCTTAAGAAGATCTACCGATGAAGTACTGATCTCGTTCTTGTTGACATCCTGATCGTCTTTAAATACGACTTCTGTAGCAGCAAATCTATCCCTCAATTCATTTTGTATCTGGTTTGATTCAACCTGCGGTATGGGATCGGCCGAGCGGATTCTAAATCTAGTTCCGGGAGGAAAATCGACACCCATCTCCTCGATGGTCTCCCTAGGGGATCCTGCCCAATCGATTGTTACAAATGGTTGAGCTTGTTCGATCTCCCTGAATTCGACATCAAAATCATCTTTCCCTCTGATTCTCCAGAATAGATAACCTTTCTCCTTGGATTCTCCATACGTCTGTTGAATAGTTGAACCAGAGTATGCGAATTTCTTATCCTCGGTTAGAAACTGTTGTCTGTGAATATCACCGAAGAGCCCGTAATCGAATCCCTCAAACATCGATATGTCGACTTCTCCGTCGATATTCCAGTCAGAGTCTGTTAGGGATCCCCTGACGGCCCCGTGAAATAGAGAGATATTGACAGCAGTCTCCTCAGGAATAACGGATTCCCACCCCTCCTCGTCAAAACAGGAGAATACACACCAATTGAATCCCTCCACCTCAGCAGGATATACACCGCTTTTCTTATAGTAGGATATCTCAGGATTGTCCAGAGCATTAACTATAGGCGATATTGCGTCCTGACGATCCTTGTTGTGAAGTATCCCGTCGTGATTTCCAGGAATAATTGTGACGGGGCAGATCTTCGATAGATCTGTTAGCCACCAGACAATATTGTCTATCAGTTCTGGAGATATTCCTTGGGTCTTGCTGTGAACGATGTCCCCGCCTATGTAAATGACATCGGGATCTAGACTACTAGCATCCTTCATGAATCTCTTAAAAACAGTCTTGTACTCTTCGTGACGAGTCAATCCCCGCCAGTGAATATCTGATAGATGAATTATTCTAAACTCTTTTTTATCTTTTTCGCTCATACAAAAGATCCGCTAGATATGGATTGAATTCTACTAATCAACATGTCCCTATAGCTCCATCTTCTTGACATTTTTTTCGCTTCGGAAAATTCCAGCTTCGTCATCTCTCCAACGTCGGATTTACCCATCAGAGGAATTGTTCTAACGTGTATCCCGTATTCCGTTAACCTTCTAGCAAAAATCTGTGTTTTCTTTCCCATATCAGCATCAAGGGCCAATATCGTCTGTGTATTGTTCAAAAGTATCTTTTGAAATAACTTTGATTTTTCCGACAGGGATGATCCCAATAGACACGTAGAATTATCGTCACACTTCATCAGATCAAAGGGTCCTTCTGTTACTGTTAAGGGTCTAGACCAGTCTATATTAAGATCGTTAAAAATAATATCTGTTTTATTCGTCTTAGAATTGAGGTACACGAATTTGTTCTTGTCTATGGATCTAGCAACAAAGTAATTAAGATGACCCGAATGATCAAAAGAAGGAATAATTACCCGTCTAATAAATTTTTTCTCGTTGGAAAACCCTAACTTAAAGTACCACATATCCCTATTGGTTATCTCTCTAGATCTCAAATACCTTATTATCGCCTGGGTGTCGGGATCGGTACTTTGGAGATTTTCCGCAATTAGCCTAAAATCTTCTGGGAGAGATATCCTGTCATTATTATTATCGTTGATTCCGGGATCACCTGTTAAAATTTCGCCCTTATAGAATTTGTCAACATACTCTTGATAATCACTCGGAGAAAAATGATCCCTTAATATTCGAAGAAGATTTCTCCCCTTAAGTCCGCAAACCCAGCAGTGACAGACATCTGTGTCGAGTCTTATTACGAGCTTTTTCTTATTAGGATCTCTTCTGCTATCGCACTTTGAGTTAGGACATTTGACGGCAGCATCAATTCCATTTCTGGCTAGCTCATACCTTCCAAAAACTCTCTGCACAAATTTAGCTTTATCAGACAAGCTTGTCATGCTAAAAGTATAATTTTGGGACTATAGAATGTACATGCTATGATTCTCTGATTATATCCTGACCTGCTTTGCAGATAACCCACGCATCTGCCATATCTCCGCACTCCTCTATCAGAACTTCCTTGCCTTTATTTGGTCCGCGCTTCAGGATTTTTGTGGGCCAATCCATCTTGATAGATTCCATGTCTTCCTTCACCAGGGGCATCACCTGGGAGAGAACCTTTTCCTTGGTTGTCATCGTCTTATCTTTTTTGTCGATCTTGATCCCAAGAAGGCTTCTAGCATGATTGACATTTACATCAACCGGCTCTACACCAAATACCTTGTACGCCTGATAACTGACAATTCCGTTGAATTTGGCCAAGGTAGATAAAACTTTGGCTGATGAGGCTCCCCTTCTAAATCTTTGTAAATTTTCCTCAACATACACATTTTGGGCATCATATACTGCGGATAGCTGTTTTAAAGCCTCC